TAGGTGCAGCAGCAGCCGAAGCAGCAGCAGCCGTAGCACCAAACGCAGTCATCACCACTGTTGAAATACTCATCGCCAAATTAAAAGCAATAACAGCAACAGCCAGAGAACCAAAAGCGATAGCAAAAATCATTACAAGTTTTTGATTGCGATCTATAAAATCAAACAACGATATAAGCATTGATGTAAATTTTTCTAGAACAGGCAACAAAGCAACACCTAAAGATTCTTGTAATTCATTGAAATTGTTTTTAAGTATTTTCATTCTGCCAGCAGCAGTATCGGCAGCGTTAGCAGTTGCACCACTGAAAGTATTTGATAACTGTTGGAAGATTACTTCTGTGCTTGCGCCATCTTTGATCAACTCTCTTAGAGCAGGTGAGAGGCGTTGAAGTGCTTTGTAGTTGCCAGCGTATGCTTTCGCTAGCGCATCGGAAACTGTTCCGAGTGGTGCAGATGAGGCTGTTGCGATGTCTTGAGCGAGTGCCAAACCTTTTGTCGCAACAGTTAGATCGCCTGAACCGATGACCAGTGAACTTAAAGCAGCACGCAACTCTGTGTCGGCTGTGCCTGATGCTTTTGACATCGCCGTAATAAGTTCTTCAGTTGAAGCAATCGTTGCTGAACTTGCGCCAACAACTTTTTGTAAAGTTTGTGCCAGTTTTGCTTGCTCAACTTCATCTGCTGCTGCTGCCTGTGCAGCCTTAAACCCTGCAACAGATAACGCCCCAAGCACAGCGACAGCAGGCAGAAACGCTTTCTTGAGAACGAACGCCGATTTTTCTGCAGTCGTTTCAAGTTTTTTGAATTCGGCAATCGCTTTTGATATACCTTTAGAATCAAAATCGGTGATGATGTTAATGCCAACAGCCATAAATTACCTTGTGCCTTGTGCATTAATTCTTTTTGTAGTGTAGCCATCAACTTCTTTGACAACTTTCAGAACTGCTTCTTCAATTAAATGTTCATTATTTTTAACTGCACCAAACATAATACGAGAACGAAATGTTTTGTGTCCTACTGATCTAACTGATTCCTGTTGCTTATCAAGATTTGCAACAAACCTCTGTCCTGATGTTGAACCTTTGCCAAGTTTGCCTGCTAACCGTGAACCTGCTGAATCATAAACTTGTGCGCCACCATCATTTTGTTGGATACGCAAAATAGCGTATTCACCTTTTGCAGTCTTTCTTTGAAATCCACCTGACATCGCTTTAACAGAACTTTTAGAAGGTTTATACGCTGGCATTCTTGCAATACCTCTACGCCCACCTGATGTATGCCAGTTTGATAATGGCGGTGATTTAGAAAAGCGATCAGCAACAAGATCAGACAAATCTTTTGCAGCGTCTTGCAACTTCGTTCTAAACTCTTTGAATAGTTCTTTCTCATAGTTCTTTAGATAGAACAGTGTCTCATTGACGCCGTAAAACTTTATTTCACTTTGCATAGTCGCACATCATACTTTATTTACGCCTGAGATTTGATTGCTTAACAACCCAACGATGATAAGCCAACATCGTGTTCAACATTGATTCGCTCTCATTGAGTAGAACTGTTGGCGCAATATGATACTCGTGAGCAAGGTGAGCGATCAGCCAGTGTGCGGAATCATCACCGAACTTTATTTCTCTAAAGGGCTTTCAGCCTCATCTCGTGGCAACACCTGCGCAACAGTACCAATCCAGTCGGGGTCAAACTTTAATTTAGTTTTGTTCCGATGTGTAAGAGCAGACCAAGCAAGCCACGCAAGATCAGTTAAACGCATCTCTTGTTCAAACTTAACTACAGATCGTTGCCAAGTTCTTTCAAACCCTACAAAGTCGGCGAACACTGCATCAACAGGTTCTTTCGTACCATCAAGATATTCAACTTCTAAAGCAATTCGCACTAGTTCTCCTTCTAATAGTTTTTATTTATGCAGTTGTTTTAACGAGTGTTCCGCCAGTAAACGATAGTGAAGTCATCGCCAATTCACCGACTGCGCCTGCCACAGGCGTATGCGCTGCGAGGAACGTACCGCTCAAAGTGTAAAGAGGGTTTGTGGCGCTTGTTGCTGCACTACTTCCACGCACCGTAACTGATGTCCGTGTGCCAACAAGCGGATAGATAGTTGCTTCAACATTTGATGCTGCGAAGTCCTGCATAAATTCAATGTCGCACGAATTGTTTTGCAACCCACCTGCGAAACTATGACCAAGTGAGCCGAACGCCGTTACTTCAACGCTGTCAATTTCGTAATTCAAAGAAACGCTGTTGGATTTATTACTGAGTACCACACCGTTGACCGTGATATCTGCATCTGTTAAAACTAAAACTGCCATATTTATTTGTCCATTTCTTTCGGTTCTTGTTTGAGTACTTTAACATTAACTTCAGCAAGATGTCCACCAGCAACAAGCGCATCAACATTCAAGCCTTCAAGATCATCGCCGTTAATGTTGTCGCCCTGTTTACCGAGTGTGCAGTTGTCGCTTATAACTTTATAGTTTGTCATCACATTCCTATCCGTGAACAGTTACTTGAAATTGGATTTGTAAAAACTCTGCATCAGCAGAATTCAAACTTGTTATGTTCGCACCCGATGGTAGCACCAAAGTTTGACACACGCCACCAAGTGTTTTATCTGATTCAATCGCTGCACGAATACTGGTAGCACCTGAGTAGGAAAGAAAACCATCAAGAATTGTGTAAGCATTCCGATCAACATATCTGCCAACAATTACGAAAACAGTCCAGTCCATAGTGACATCACCGCCACCCATCGCACGATGATAATTAACAGAGTTCAAAACAGGAAACGCCAACGGCGGATTGAGTTGCTCAGGTTGATAAGCAGAAGTGCGAAGCCCAGAGATCGTAGCGAGGCGTGTAGCAAGCCCTGAAGCGACCTGAGAGACTGTGGCAGGCATTAAGCGATACCAAACCTGCGATACGGCGACAGAAGATCACGCACATCAGGGTCAACAGCACGAACCGTTATCGCCATATCAGCGAACCCCACAACACCTAGAGAGGCGTTAAGGCGTGCGAACTGGCGCATAGAAAGAAGAATTGTTGCTTGGTTAATATCATCAGGGATTGCAGCCCAACCCCAAACTGTTGTTACTTGAACAGTCTCAAACGCTGGCGTAGTCAAAAGAGGAAAAGTATTGCCACCAACCATTCGTGCCGATTCATAAGGTCGTGGAAAGATCGGAACATTTCTAGGCTGTAAAACATAATCTACGCCTTGTGTCAAAGTCTGAGCATAAGTGCCGTTACCTAACGAATCAATTTTGATAGTAACTGTTGCAGTCGCAACATCTCTATTAAACACCAACAGATATTCGTTGTAAGGAAACATCGGAACAGCAGTGCTAGTCGTCTGGTAAAAGAATCTGCCTGTGTAACCATCAATACGCCGAGAAGCAGACTCAATGGCATTTTCTAAAAGCGTGTCATCAGTTGAATCAGTAATGCGCAACGCAGATTTCAATTCGGCAAGAGTGCAGTAACCGTTCGTAATTGCCATATTTTATTCTTTCTTTTTTTTGCCACGATTCAATGATGCCGTTTCTGTTTTCAATTCTTGCACAGCAACTTCAACATCTATTTCAGGGGTCATATATTTGTGATCAAAACCTGCCTCACGAAGCGCAACATCAACCGCTTTAACACGATCTTTCAAACCCCTGCGCTCGTAGCCTGCACGCTCTGCAAGTAATGATTGAATATATTTACTCATTTGTTTTCTCCATAAATAGTAAGGGTTGCTGACACCCCGAAGGATATCAGCAACCCGAACAACTATTTGATCAACTTAGAAAGTTGGTGTTACTAATCCCGTACCGCCGATAAGCGCAAACGCTTTGTCATATCGGTTTGCTGTGAACGCTGAGTAACCATAAACAATCATTGTTACATCAAGTTCAGCAGCCTTTGGTTGCTCAAATCGCAACATCATTGGCTCACCTGAACCTTGTTCAAACAAGTGTGCTTCTTGAGTGTTACCCAAAATGATTACGTCTTCGTTTGTACCTGTACCATTTGTGGTGATGACGTTTGCGTCAGTGATTACTGGCAAGCCAAGAATTGTGTATCCGCTATTTCCGTACACTGGCGCACCATTACCTGAAGCAATCGCAGGCTGACCATTGAAGTTAGGCACTGGCACAGCCAATGGTCGCTTCTGATCATCAAGTGAAGCCAAGATGAAAGCAAGTCGGCGTGGGTGCATCAACATAAAGTTCGGACCAGCGAAGAAGTTTGTTTGAATTCGCTGAATTGCATCAGCCAACTTCGGGTACAACTCAGGCACAGTCGGCGATGCGTCTGTGTAAGTTACAACCTGCGTGATCACATTGGTTAGTGATGTTGCACTTGTTGTTACGAACAGCGAATCAAGATTCGTGTGGTATGCACTAACAAGGTCAGCCATAACTAGTGAATCAATGTTCGTGCCACGCTCAATAGATTGGCGTGAAACATTCTGCTGACCTGCAACGGTAACGATTGAAACATCAAGTTTCGTGTCGTCCATATTTGTTTCTTGGACAGCAGCACCTTCAGTTTGAACTGCCGTTGCTGAACCTGTTGTTACTTTGCTAATGCTGATAACTAAACCTTGATCAGGTAGTTGATGTTTGCGAGCAACATCTAGGAACGGGCGACCTGCACGAGCGAACGGCGCAGCCAACTCGGTCAAGAATTGTGGCACGATAAGTCCAGCAAAGTTTGCGCTGGTCACATCACGGCGTTCAATCTTTTCTTCGTTCATGTGGCGAGCCAAACGCTGTTGCGCTGAGAAGTCATTGTTGAACTGTGCTGCGTAAGCATCTTTCAAGAAAGATGATTCTGCTTGTGCGCTGTATGTGCGTGCCTCAGACTTTACGACTGTTCCACCAACAGCGACATCAAACTTTTTTTCTTTGCGAAGTTCTGCTGCTTCTGCTGAACGCTTTTCAAGTTCAGAGTGCTTTTCAATTTGCTCATCAAGTGAACGAACCTCAGCAATTC